GTCTAAGAGTCTACATGAGGACGCGATTAAAAGTATACAACTATGGGAACAGTTACATCAAGATAAAGATATTATAACAATTGATTAAAGTCATATCTTTTTGGAAAAGAATTTATAATTATACCTGGTTTTAATATAATGGAATGTGTAATATGCTTTGAAGTTGCAGAACCATTTATGTTACCATGTAATCACTCCGTATGTATAGATTGTTATCGCAATAAAGACCTTAAAAAATGTCCCTTTTGTAGGAAATCCATAAAACCTGTCGTGCTTCATCACGTAGAAATACATGTAACAGAGCCTTATGTACTACAACCCGTTGTTACACAGGAATTATGTACGACTGCATTATGTCTTAGTTTTTTAATTATAGTTGTGTGGTTAAGTTTATTTGTTAATAGTTAATATATGGAGTGTGCCATTTGTTTTGAAGAAAATGACCCCTTTATTTTACAGTGTAAACATTCGGTTTGTTTAGACTGTTATCCAAAAATAAGATCGTGTCCCTTTTGTAGGAAAGAAATAAAGCAAAAATTTTCTCTTCTTCACTTTTTATACAAACGTCTTGAATCTTATTATACTTCACATATGTTTTCATAAAATTGAATTTAAATTAATAGATACTAAATTACTTAAAATGGAGTGCATTGTCTGTATCAAAACGGTCCATCAAAAACAAGAGGAATGTGTCAAATACTCATACAAGTATATCATCTTATTTATTTACACATTTGCGATGGGAATTATCCTGAGATATATTAAAAATCATTTACAACCCAATGTTTGACTTAAATTCAATATTATTTTTATCACAGTATATTTTATTTTCGGTTATAAATGAGGCTGATACATACGATGCTTGGCCGCCAACTAGATTCAACATATTTGTAATTTCTATGGTTATTTTTCTGTAAATTTCTGAATTGAAACATTGTGTAAACAAGAATGATGGAGTATTTATAGAGTTATATTTAACAACTATTTCACAATTATTATTTTTTATTATGGTACGACAAATATTTATAAGAATTTCTTTCCTAGCACACCTTCCATTATCAATAATGAATTGTTTCACATTTTTAAATTGCTTCAAAAACTCAAAGGATATACCTTCATATGCGGTTTTTTGATTCCAAAATTGCATAAGATCGGAAGAAAATTCTTCTTCGTCTATTAGTAATGTATTACCTAATATTTTTATGGTCTCTGCATTCATATTGTAAAATCTAAGTGATTTAGTTTCACTATCCAACATTGGAAAGATTGAAAATCCGCTATTATCTGTTTCAAGTTTCATCATTTTACTTTCAAACACTTTTAGTTTATCTTCCAGTTCCTTTACCTTTTGTTTAGTTTCAATTAGTTCTTTTTCGTTCGTAAAATAATTATAAACGGGAGCATCACTTTCTGGAAATATAAGCAGGTCTTCGGTTTCCATTTTTACATCTTATTAATGATATTTAATACTTCAATTTTAAAAAACTTTAAAACTTGGTCTTTTTAACGTTTATTTTTTGTTTAATATTTTTCTTAGAATCAAAGGCCTCTTCCTCTTCGTCATTCGCTTTCATTTTCCATAGTTCGGGAGCACACAGTTTGAAATTAGGAGTGGGGTTTGCTTTGTACCATGCGACTTGAGAGTTAAGTTCGTTGCTTGAACTGTTATTACAGATCACGAGACATTCAAAGTTCTCGGTACATTGGTCCATGACTTGGCAAAAGGATTCAAACGTTGGAAACATGCCAGCATAATTTTCATAAATACGCTTTCGGTTTGCAATATAAGGTTCTCTTAGAATAAAAACATAGTCCACGTTAGTACGTAACTGAGGCGGAATACCGAGAGGATATTGCATGGTAATAATGAGCATAATTTTCCAGTGGCGACCGTTCATGAAAATCATACGCATCAATTCATTTTTAGACCACGAATTGTCATAAAGACAGTCATCTAAAATAACAAAGGTCCGTGGGTCAATAGAACATTTTTTATAAAGGTCCATTTGAGTTTTTACCTGTTTTAAAACCTGTTTTTGTCTCAGCAAAATATTAGAGATAATTCCCGTTTCAAATTTAGAATGAATAAGAACTGGCGGTACATGATTTGAGTAAAATTGATTGGCGCCTTCTGTACCGGATATAACCGTACCTATTGGCACATCTCTTTGATGATATAATAGATCGCGAACCAAAAAACTTTTACCTGTGTCTCGTCTCCCGATTAAAACAATAACGGGGCCTTTATTTTCATCTTTACTAAATACGATACGTTTCATATCAAATTTTTTTAGTTCTAGGGTCATTACATTATATAAAGAGAACATCGCATAGTTCGCTACGCGAATAAATGGGTTAAAATATCGCGAATTTTTTATATTTAAAACTAAATGATTAACGATTATGAATCATCTAATTATACAATCTATAATCCCTTATACGACTCTGTAGGAATTACTCCAGAGTCTTCAGTAAATACCTATACTGAAAAAATAAATTACAATGAATATGAATTTGTAGATAAGGACGGAAATACTAAAAAATGCTTTAAGAAGTTTATTACCCTGGTGGATTATGTTAAATTTCTAATAGGGAAATATAAAAACGATGTTTTGGTTCTCCCTTCTTTAGAAGGCAAAAAAGATGATCTATTTCAGCAAACGATCCATTCACCCCATAACTATGCCTATGTTGATAATTGTTTCTATTACTTAACCTCTGCTTTAAAGAAGAAGGGGTTTTTACACGGAATGGAGGTATACGACAGTTATATATGTATTAAAAAGGACGTGGAAATTAATATTGCAGACGACTTTGAATACATTTGCGATACTAAATTCTTTAACGATAAACTAAACAACCTATTTTATTTTAAGGATGGAACCATTACAGATATTTTAAAGAACAAAGGAATGGAATCTATTGAAATTTCCGAGGAAAACATAGAATTAGATATAGAAACACTTGAAATAGAATCTATAAAGTCAGAAGACGAAAACAAAGAAGAATGTGAAGAATGTGAAGAAAAAGAAATAACTGAATTGGATGAAGTTGAATCAGAATGTTCTGTAAAAGACAGTGATTCGGAAATGAGTTTTACAGATGAAGAGGTTGAAGAATCGGAATATGAAACGGTATCCGAGGAAAGTGAATCCGAGTCTGAAATGGAGTCCCAAGACCTTATTTTAGTAATTAAAGAAATGCCCGTACAAGTTGTCTCCATAGAAAAATGTGAAAATACGTTGGATTCGCTTCTTGAAAAGAATGATGTTCGTATGGAGGAATTAGAAAGCGCAATGTTTCAGGTCATTGCCATGTTGTATACCTATCAGTCTATTTTCAAGTTTACTCACAATGATCTTCATACGAATAATATTATGTATGTAAATACAGAACTGGAATTTTTATTTTATAAAATAAATGGAATACATTACAAGATTCCGACATTTGGAAAGATTTATAAAATAATTGATTTCGGACGTTCTATTTATACCGTAAATGACAAGGTTTTATGCAGTGATAGTTTTTCGGAGAATGGCATGGCTCACACCCAATACAATTTTGAGCCATTTTTTAATCCAAAGAAGCCGGTCTTGGAACCCAACTACAGTTTTGACTTGTGTCGTCTAGGTTGTTCTATTTTGGATTTTATTATTGATGATTTAGATGATATTGATAAATTCAGACAGATTCCGGTGTACGACCTAATCATTTCTTGGATCTATGATGATAACGGAAAAAATATTTTGTATAAGAAAAATGGGGATGACCGTTATCCCGAATTTAAGTTATACAAAATGATCGCGCGAATTGTACATAACCATATGCCATTAAAACAACTACATCACGAGTGCTTTAAAAAGTATGTCTCTGTCTCGGAATCAAATCCGAACATAATGGATATAGACGATTTAATAAAGAACACCACAAAAATTTAAAAACCCGGTTCATTATTGAAGACGGGAGTCTTTACATTTGCAGAATTAAAATAATTATTTTTTGCGTATAATACTAAACAAGATATTACGGTAATAATCATAGAATCTTTGAATACATTAGGATACTCCGTCTTATTTATTTTATTTATCGCGAGTTCAACAATGAAATAAATAAAACCTATCGCAGTTGCTATATATACTTCTTCCATTTTAAAATACTATTTCAAAAAAATATAGTATTTTAAACGATTCTATAATTCTACAATACCGAGGTCAATGGTGGGTTCTAAATCAGAAAAGTTCATTGCGTTGATAGGTACATCATCGCCAATGATAAAACCATCTTCTTCTGGGATATCAAAACTTTCTATAGAAGGATTGAATGAAATAGACTGTCTTGATTCTGGCTGAGAGATGGGTTCAAACACCGGCTCTGGTTGAGGCATGGGCTGAGGCACAGGTTGAGGAACGGGCTGAGACACAGGTTGAGACACAGGCTGAGGCTGTGGCATAGGCATGGGCTTGTCATCAAATTTAATTGCTTCGCAAACATCTTTTGGTTTTTCATCCTTTGGCTTGTCATCCTTAGGTTTATCAACCTTGACTTCAATCTCGGACGACTCGTCCATGTATTGTCTCAGCAAGGACTCAATAGGAATTCTATCGCGGATCGTATTCATGATGCAGGTTTGCACTAAAAGTTCAAACTCGCGAACCCTCTTTTGTTTTTCAAGACCGCTAATTTCAAGCTCAAAGAGGTAAATGGTGGAGTATAATTTGCGAGCGATGTTAGTGTAAATATTGTGTATAAAAATACCGAAATCAGGAATGTCAATGTTTATTTTTTTTGATTCGTTTCCAACACGAACACAACTCAAAATTTTAAGTTGGATAATATGAACACACACCATCAAGTCTTCTAAATAATTACAGTTGCATAATTTAACAATTCGTTCCCTTTCAGTATCAATGAGTTGTTGATTCCACTTTGGAATTCTTGTTAGCAAGTTCTGAAAGGTCATTAAGTATTTTTCGGGTTCCTCGTTGGTTTCGCATAAAGCCACAGATTCATTAAAAATAGAACGAAACCCGTCCATTATATGCGGAGTAATGTAGTTCATAAGAAGAATAGACCATTCATTTTTGGAATCTGATAATAGGTTTGAGGTATTGTCTTCCATATACAATTTTTAAATAAAGAAAATAGAGTTCCAAAACGCATTGTTAATTAAAATATTCTAAAATATAATAAATAATCCAAATCTCATTTTTGAGTTCCCTGCAAATTTTTTCATAATTAAATCTCATCTTCAAATATTTATCAGAATCATCTTTATAGTAATCCATTAGCATATCCCCGTAAATCCCCTTATTATATAGTTTTGTTGAAAGTTCTATATTGTTCTCTTCTTTCAATAACTTTTTTATATTCTGGCTCCATTTTACGGGCTCTTGTTCAGCATTTATTTTGGGTATAAAAATATGAATAAATCGTGAACATATAGGGTTCAAAAGCCGATCGCGATTTGAGGTGACAATAAAAAAACGCGTGGTCTTACTATAAATCTCAATGCATCTTCTTAGAGAATATTGTGCATCAATGGTTAGATTTTCGGCATCATAAAGGACAATACTTTTGAAAAAAACTCTATTACAAGTTTGCTGCTTTGCAAACTCTTTTATTTCGTCTCTTATGACCTTGATTCCTTTGAACGTTGCGCATTCCAAGAACATGCAGTATTGTTTTCTTTCTTCCAAAGAATAAATATGGTTTAAAAGGTAGTTCACCGCTTTACGCTTACCAGAATGAACTTCCCCATAAAATAGAATATGTGGAATATTTTGGGTTTCGTTTAATGTTTTAATTAAACTGTCTAAAATTTTCATATAATAGATAGTTTAATATATACTCTTTATATAATGAAAGTAATTAAAATTTTTTTATTAAATCAACCCGTAACAAAAAGAAATATACAAGATTCATTAAACATGTGTTATGACAACATTGCATTTTCTACATTTCCCTATATTATGTATAAAATAAAATCGTCTCTTGCCTCTTTGGAACGTTATAATTCTGGTAATTGTATTGCATTATCGTCTTTTTTGCAAAAATACCTAAAAAATAATTATGGTATTGTCTCGTACATTATTCCGGCAAGTGTCCCGAAAATATATCAAATAGAAAACAGCCCCGAAATATGTCACGTGGCTTTATTAATACCTATCTCAACTCATTCCTTTTACATTATAGACCCGGCCTTTTATTTTATGGAACCGATCCTGTGCGACTTAAACGATCCCGTTATAAGAAGAATTGACACCATGAATATTCATTCAAAGGAAGTACTCGGCATAAAATCGCAACTTGTAAATGCTTCTGCACCCGGTCTTATTCCTCAAACCCTAGGTTGTAAATGTTGGTACGAAACCACCCCAGATGACCCGTGGTTTTATTATACAAATGAAGTAATGGACGCAGACAAATCAATCGGCGGACATTTCATAAGAAATAAACCAGAACCCTTTCTATGTAAAACCCGTGTTTTAGAAAACGGTCAAATATATAAAGACTATCATTTAAAAATGGACGAACATCAAAACTTAACCATTATTAAAAATTATGTGGAAATTTATAATGGACCAATTCATAAAATTCCACAAAAATTGCAAGATGAAATACATACCAAACTATTCAAATACTTAAGGCGTCTAAACTAGGCAACCTAGTTAAACTAGGCAACGCTGTGTAAAGGTTGTGTATAAGGGTTTGATTTGAATGCTTTTAATAGATCAGCGGAACGATAGTCGTCATTAACATTGTAATATTGTGAAGGAGTAGTGGTATTTTCGCCTAACAATCTGTTATCAGGAACTTGTGATATTCTGGCGCTTGAATATGGTACATAGTCGTTGGTTTGTTCCTTTTTATTTAAAGTATAATTATTCTGAGTGTTGTACTGTTTTGCATTACCATTTGGAATTCTATTTTCAATCGGTTTTTGTATGTTTCTTTGATTGTATTCTGCACTGTATGACTTTGTTTTAGCCATACCAATTGCATTTCCGTAAACTTCGTTACTGGTTGTTTGTCTTTGAGTATCCTCTAAATAAGGATTTGAAGTCAAATAACCCGTAGATTGCTGCCTCTCCATCGTTAAATGGTTCTGCCCTATTTTTTCTACATCCATTTCTCTGTTTGTCGCGGAAAGCATTTCACGCGGATTAAAGACCATCGGCTTGACACAACCTTTTAAATAACCACCCTTGGTGTTTTCTGTGTTTGGCTTTTTAGTATGTTTCAAGGTTTTTACAATAGGGTCAACTACATTTGCCAAAAAGATACCACGAACATTACCGTAATAGTCTTCATTCGTGTCACGGTTATTTGTAAAAGATTTATAACTATCCTTTCCGTAATTTTGGGCCGTAGTTGGGTTGGCGCCTTGAGGAGTCATGTTTAAAACCGTATCTGTGCCTAATTGTTGTTTGTGAACATTTATGTTGCCCTTTTCAGTATAACCCATGCTTTCAGAAGACATTAAGCCGTAGTATTCTACATTAGTTGTCTCGCGCTGTTCCTTTGTTAACATTTGCACCGGAGTAGACATGGGTTTCTCCATACCACCTGGAGCGCCAAAGGCCTCAACCATATCATTTACGTGAAAGGTATCGGGGCCCTTTTTCACAAATTTTCCCATTAAATTTTGGTCGGATGTTACCTGTTTTGGATCATAAGCAGGCGCCGTGTAATTGTTTGCATAACTAGATTTAGGATTATTCGTCGCTCTCAGAGCATCTACTTCCTTTGGTAAACTTTTGTCTCGGTCTGCCGCGGACCAGTTGAAGCCAAGTTCGCCCTTGTTGTCTCTAACCTTTTCCCACGGAGTCGTGTTTGCCTTCCTTAAAGATTCGTTCACCCGAGACAAGAAAAATTCGCTTTGATTTTGGTTTCCAAAAACATTCTGTACGTTCTGTTCGGGTTTGAAAAGAGATGATATTTCTCGTTTATCAATGGTCAAAGACCCGGCGCCGGTATAACTATCCATACGTTGGCTGTCAGGAGTGTAATGTCCGTAAGATTTAGAATTATAAAACATGGCCATGTTGTTGTGAGTCATGCCTTCAGCGGGTACCTTATTTCCGGTAAGAGAATCGTATTGTTCCATGTTGCTTGAGACATCATTTATCTTTACTTCATTATTGTTTAGATCCTTTAATTCATCTCCAGTCTTTTCATTTCTCTTTTTACCTAAATAATATTTATCTTGATATTGAGAATAATCTCCTTCATTGTTCATTGCAATTTTACTATCGGCTAGTTTGTTGTAATAATTCGTGGTGTTATCCTTTAACAACTGATACGGAGCATCAACCGGCGTATCTTCAAAATTTTCCTTACTTTTATCATTAGACATTAAATACAAAGCGCCTACAATAACAAGCGGTATAGCAACTTGAGCCATTATTATATAATATATATTTTAATAATACGGGGATTTATAATAATCCTTTTCTACCATTCGTGTAGGACAATTATTTTCAAACCCCAAAAATAAGTTGGCCTGCGGGTTTAATGGTAAATAAGCGTATTGTGCCTGAGGCTTCTCGCGAAAGGTCCATGCAGGTAAGGAACTCCGTGTCTCGTCTACACCAAAATGAGAGGTTCCATAAAACTTTGAACGTGTATCCACCTCCTTATAGGGCTCTCTATAACGACTGTGCTTGACATTATCCCTTAAGGCTTCGTTTACAAGAAATGAATTGGTCTGTAGATTTGCACCCCATTTTTGTAAACGAATATTAATATCATCAATATAAGGATTTTCTAAACCATTACCAGGGACATTCAAATGATAAATTCCTATATTTGTAGATTCAAGTAATTTTTTTTCAATTCGTGCAGGATCATCATGAAAACGTGTAAATGCCATTATATATACTATCCTAAATAATTCGGACGTTCCATCGTTGTTTGATAAGAAGGTGGAATGATTAAGGGTATTTTATCAAAATAAGAAATCTCATTTAAATTGTTCGCTCTAGGATCAACAGAAAAAGACTCGCCCTCTAAATTGGTCGCGCGAATTCCTCGCAACATGGACTCAACCTCTGTCATATTGGAACGTTCAAAATACATTTTGGGGTTGGGTCCATTCTTAAATAAGGCAGGGGATTGGTGTACTCCAGCGCCTTGATAATGTAAATACTCATTCATTTTTTTATCCTTTAATTTTTCAAGTTTATAGTCTGAAGGAGTGTTTAAATTTCTCGTAGATGCCATATATTATTAACATTTATTATTTGATTTGTATATATCTCGCGTATTTGCACCGGTATACCACGATGCCTCTACGGTGCTAACCGTGTTTCCAATATTTTTATTATTAAGAGGGTAGCCATCAATGTTTAAAAAGGCCATTTCGGACATTTGGACCACGCTTTTTTTGTCCTTAAATGTATCGCCGAACTTTAGTTCATTCTCTGCACCCACATCTACATTTCCTCTTCCTAAAAAGGGAAGACTTAAATAGGATCTTTGGTGCAAAGAAACCTTTACGTTGTTTGTAGTATTTTTACTTCTTGTTAAACTGGTGGATTCTTCTACATTGCAACCAAGAGGGCCTACACCATGGGTACCTGTAACCATAAGCCTGGGTTGTTGAGTAGAAATATCTAATGCCCCATTACAATCATACGTATACGGGTTGTACAAATTATAATTAGAAAGATGCTGGTTCATAATAGATTTCTGAGACAAGGTTGAACTATCATCGCCGGTTCTGCTTAAATTATCAAAATAAAAATCAACAGTGGTCATATTATAGTTTTAAAAGATAATTAATTTAAGTTAATACTTTTTTAAGGGTTTATCAGAAGGAAGTGATCCAAATAAGTATCCTAAAAAGTCGCCGTATTCGGTTTGTCCTACACTTGTTACAGGATTAGTATAAAAAGGTCGCATGGACTGTTCAAATTCAAACTTATCTCCTAAATTAGAAAATATATTTCCAATATCCGCATTATCTTTATTTTCTTGAAGAATAAAATTCTTGGCGTTTTCATTAATATTATCTTCTACTTGTTTATCGTATTTAGGGGCAACCCTATCCGGCTCCTTGTATTTGTACTCGGGTAATAATAAATTTTGAAGCGGGTTATTGCTGGTTATTCTCTGATACTCTTCTACATCAGTAAATCCCTCTTTTTTCCCTGATTTATGAATAATAACAATTACACCTAGAATGATTAATCCTAAAATAAAAATGATATATCTATTAAAACATACATATCCAATTAAAGATAACAAGATCACCAGTCTAGAAATCGCATTAAGTTTTTGATTTGTATCCATATTTGAGTACACCCATATTTCTGTGATGTATTGAGAATCAAATAATATACTAGGGTTGTCTGCCCAAAATTTCATATAGTATAGTTATTTATATTTTTATATGTTTCTTTTTCTTTTTTCCCTTACTTTTCTTTGGCTTTGTACCGTCTACATTTACCACAAAGGTATCCTCTGCGGTTTGGGTGACTTTAACATCCTCAGGTATTTTTGATTTTGCACGTTCCTCTCTCTTTTTATTTAAACGTTCCTTTGTCTTGGACATTTTAAGACTTTCTTGTAATTTATTCGCCATGCCCTTAAAATCCATCTTCCCTCCCATTCCCATCTTGCTCATCATTTCCTTCATACCAGGCATGTCCTTCATTTTTTCCATAATTTCTTTCGCTTCTTCCAAAAGTTCGCTTTCCTTTAAATCGCCCTTTTTGATTTTATCTTCAAGTTTCCCGCCAATATTTTTGACAAGATCCATAATCTTTTTAGGGTTTTTCATTAGCGAACTCATGAATTCCTCGGGGTTTTCAATGTCGCCGAGTTCCTTGGATGCTTCAGACGCAATTTCTTTCGCTAAACTACCAATCTTACCGTTCATGAGGCCATCTAAATGTGACTTTATTTTTTCGCCGTCCATAAAATCGCCGGATATGTCGCCAATATTACTTGAAAAATCGGTACCAAATAGGTTTTTCATTTCATCCATAGATTCCATTATTTTTTTATGAAGATCTTCTTCTTTAATGGCTTCAAATAGTTTGCTAGTATCTCCAAAGGATTCTTTGGTGTCAACTTGTTCTACCACTGAAAATAAAAGCAACTGCAGATATTTCCAAATGGTCTTTTTCGTTTTTTCAGTTACATTCTCGTTCATTAATATGGTAAAATCAATATTAGGTAATAAAAAGTTTGGCTCTTTAAATAAAGTCATATTCTCATAAAGTAATTCAAAAAATATCTTGGGATAAACTTCCGAACAATGCGCAAAAATTTCATCGTCAGATATTTTTAAAGCGTCCTCTAACTCCGGAAAAGTATTCAATAAATCCATTTTAAATTCTAAAATAATTTGTGAAAACTTTTCGTTCGCCTTTTTTTCGGTCATTGTATATTGGGTTGCCTTTTTTTTATATGTTTTATTCGTTATTAATTATGGACCAGGTGGAGGTGGACGAGGTCCAAGACGGTCTTGTCGCGCTCTTAGAAGAAAAAAATCAAAAACTGCGTCTTCAATTTGTCGTGCTTCTTCAGGCGATACTTGTCTTAATGTACTAGGATCTATAGCAGCCTGTACTCTCTGTGCGGTTGCATTTGCTCTTGCTCGTCTTGTTGTATGAGCAACACCAGCAGCATCTCTTATCTGGCTTTCTTGGTATAAAACATAGGGTATTTCATCTGGAACAACAAACCCTTTAAAAGGGTCAAAATATACTGAAGTTGTAGGATTACCATTTATAGTTATAGGAGCGGGAAGTGTCATTTGATTCAATCTTTCCATACCAAAACGCTCGTAAAAATTAAGTGTCGCCGGAACTGTTATAGCCTCTAAATATATTATTCTACCATCCACTCCTTCTCTTTCTATAGGATTGAATAAATTATATAAACCTTCTAACATGTGTGAACCTGTAAAAAAGTGGTATCCCACGGTTCTATCTGATAAATAAGTAAACAAATGGACGTAAATATAAGGGTCATCAACAAGCGAATCAAACGGTATAAGCCGAACATTATGATCATCAACAAATCTAGCTGAATCTACTGTTGCAGTTTCTTCTGAACAACATAAAACTCCAAAGATTGGACCTGTTGGAGGTTGTGGTAGTTCATCAGGTCCTTCAGGATTGTTAGTATCGTATTCAATTGTTAATAAAAAATAGTTTTCTAAAGTAATAGAATTATTAAATTGACCTCTTGTAAATGTTTCAGAAAGATATTGAACTGACGTAGGTAATCTACGTATTATATCAGCTCTTTCAGGAAGTGCATTTCTATTCAAATAAACAACAGTCAGTGGTAAACTTTGATTGCTGTTATGATATAATTGAATTGATTTTTTACCTGCAAACCTCGCCACAATGGCTGCGTCGCTTGTATATAATACAAATCTTAGTGGCGATTGATGTATACTATCATATCGTATTAATTCGGTACTGTATTCACTATTTTGTGATGCCGATGCTGAATAAAATCTTTGTAATGGTTCTGATTCTTCATCTAATTCTGATAATCCTGCTAAGTGACGTCTTTCTCCCGCTGATTCTGTTCTTTCTAATGTACGACGGTGTAAATAGGATAAATTTTGTATCAAAGGTGCTGAGAATGATCTAATCAAAGCTGATGCGGACATTTTTTTTAAAGGTGCTGATAACACTCTTCTCAAAGATGCTAGAGGGTTTACTCCCGGAGCTAACACTACGCCTTGAAAGTTTGAATTGAATTCACCCTCTGATTCAGTATTAGATAGTTCTGCTGCTATCATTGGATTAAACGCTGGATTAAACTCTTCAACCTTAAGACTTTTACCTCTACCTCCACCTCCGCCTTCATTTTCATTTTCACCTACAGTTCTTTTTCCACCCGTAGGCTCCATAAGTCGTCTAGCCGCAGCCTTGCTTCTAGTAAACATTCCACCTCTCATATTTCTACCTCTAGTTTTATTTTTATTTCTACTTCTAGTTTTATTTCCACTTTTAGCCCTACGTCTAGTTCCACGATTCATTATATTAAACCTATATATTATGTTCGTTTAACCTCTGGAAATTCGGAATTTCTCATTTGTTCTATATCCTCCATAGAATACTGCATTTTAGATTTTTTGTCACCTTCTACTACTACAGGTACGTGTCCGATAGAGGGTCCGTCTAACCCCGAATAATTGTACATTTGTCTCATCCCTCCATTTCCTTGAGGCGCTAAATCTTGTGGACCGTCATCAAGAAAACTAAAATAATCGCTCATGACTCCACTGGACTTAAGAGAGTCTTTTCCTAAATCAAACGGGTTTGGTTCAGAGTAAATCATGGTCTTTTCTTCATGAATTGTTTTTGATTGCGGTTTAATATAATCCAATATTTGACTCCCAGAAAGAATTTCGTATTTTGGTTTTAATAACAAGACAGGTACGCGATTGATCATGGGAGGCATTTGAAATTCTTTGCCGTTAGGCAATAAAATATAGGTAATGTTATCTCTTACAACACGTTTATCAATGCATATATAAACAAACTTTGATTGAAAACCTCCTTTATTTAATTCTTGCATAATAGAAGCACTATGTTTGCAATAATTACTAAAATAAAACTCATGTTTGGGGGCGTTCATTAACTATAATCTATTTTATTTGATTGATTTTTTAACACATAAAAATTGATTTATATTTAAATGTTGTATTGTATATAATAAAATGGAAGTAAAAATCTTAAACGTCAATGAAAAGGGTGATATGCTAGAGTTTGAGATACACAATACAGATGTAAGCGTGGTAAATTCATTGCGGCGTGTGGTGTTAACTCAAATTCCGATGCTCGTGTTTCGCGGGTTTCCACACAAAGAGAATCAACTTACCTTTCACAAAAACAAAACAAAGTTTAACAATGAATATTTGAAACATCGTATTCAGTGTATTCCTGTTTATGAAAGTGACGAGTCTAAGTTTGAGAACTTTGTACAAAATTATTGTGTAAAGGTGAATGTGAAGAATGACACCAATGAACTGAGATATGTTACGACAAAAGATTTTAAGTTATTTAACAAGGTATCAGGAAAGCAGATTGACATTGCAGAAAGTAAGCGATTGTTTCCACATAATCCTTTGAGCGCCGATCATATTCCTATTTGTGTATTAATGCCTAAAATTTCGGAGACGGATGAGGCAGAAGAGATTTCCTTGACTCTCAACTTTACGATTGGAACATCTAAGGAAGACTCGTGTTGGAATACGGTTTCTAAATGTTGTTACTTTAATAAAGAAGACGAGCAAGAAGTCAAAAAGGTTTCAAAGGGAGTAAAACCTGAGGATTTGGACGATTTCCTTATCTTAGATGCACAGAGGATTTATGTGCCCAACCAGTTTATCTTTAAAATAAATAGCATAGGAGTATTTGAAAACAAGGAAATTATCGTAAAGGCGAGCCAATATATCATAGACGGACTCACCGATTTTAAAAATTTCCTCATTCATAAAACGAAGTTGTCCGTGGAAACAATTGGTCCAGCAGAACCGTTTGGAATTTTCAAGGATGAGACAAGCGATAAAGAGGTCTATTATGTTCGGCTTGACCAGGATGATTATACGATTGGTAAACTATTAGAGAATCATTTGAATTTATGGTATAAAAAGGACATTTATTACATCTCTTTTAAAAAGGATCATCCCCATGATACGCACTGCTATGTTTCCTTCGCCTATCGTAATGTGGTAACTTTTGAAACAATCATCGGCCATTTAGACGACGTTGTCACTAGAATTATACAAATGTATGAAACGATTTCCGGTAATTTTACAAATAAATAAAATAAAATCTATATTTAAATGATAGAATATGGTAATATTATTAAAATTGTTTCTTCAGAAGATTACGATAATCAACTTTTTTTTGTAAAACGTATTGCTTCCGATAAATTAACCTTATTAAAAGCAAACGGCCAAGAAGTAACCATCCCCATAGATAAAATAGAGGAGGTTATGATTGTCTATGTACCCGAGGAAAAGGGATTTGTAAACCAGTCTCATTTATCAGTGGGTCAATGGGTTGAAGTAGAGTTCAAATCTAAAACGAAGGATGTCGTACAAGGACGAATTATAAAAATAGATGCAAATTTACATGTTGAAACTTCAAATGGTATTTATTACATACCGATTGAATATGGACTGCCTGAAAATGTAATAAGCGTGAGAGAGATCCTTGAAAAAGAAGAAGAAGAAATAGAAGAAGCAAGAGGTGCACAACCAGATGTTGAGACACAAGAACCACAAGAATCAGAAGAAAAAGAATCAGAAGAAAAAGAAGAAGAACCAGAGGACATTATTGAACCAGACGAGGTGATAGAGGAAGAGGTACTAGGTTCTATAGAGGTAGAAGAGGGGCAAGAGAATCTATTTTTTACGCTTGAACAGCAAAAGATTGATTTGTTAGAACATTTATTAATCAACGTTGAAGAAAGCAAACGAAGTGTATTTTTAATGAAAAAAATGTATAACATCATTCAACGTTACAAGGAATTAAAAACAAGTTATACGTCTTTTGACGACGGCGTAAGGGTTCTAAGATTACCACAAAATCAATTCCAGGAATCCTTTATAAAAAATGTAAATCCTTTGTTTGTACCCGTTTCAGAGAAGGTTAAAATATGGACCCTTTTCAGAATATCAAAAGACACTTTTGAAACCATTCAACTCCCTTGTCACGGAAACCAATTATGATAAGCACGAATTTATGAATAAAAACAGAAAGGAGGTTTACCTTCTTAATGAGCTTCTTAAAATACCAATAAGCGAATCCTTTGTCTCGGAGTCCGTCATAGTACAACCTCGGATTTATTTACACTATAGTTTAAGAGATCAAGAGAATTCAAACATCTTACTAAAGTCTAATCTATCAAGAAACCCCTATTACGAATTAATGTTTAGAAAAGAGAACGAAATAAATGTAGTCAACGTAGATGATTCTTTTAAGGCTTCGTGCGAATTGTTTAACAATGAAATAACATGGTATAAAAATGACTGTGCTACCTATCAAGAGTACGTTGAAAAATTGTTACCTTCCTTTGAAGACTTTATAAATTGTTATTTGAACACCAAGTTTTTGAACTTCTCTCAAGTGTTAAAAGAAATGGAGACCTTGCAAATAGACAAGTTGAATAAAACCACCTACGATATCCTGTTTGCAATTCTAAAAAAGAATATTAATGACTTTTACAGAACAGAATTAGAAAATCGTAAATTAAATACGCGCGAAAAGAAACAACCCGCGATTGTCAAAGACATGACCGTCATCGGCGCTCTATTAAGAGACTACTATCCTCTAAAAAATGATTATTTTTATTCTATTAGTGAAGTATTTAAATCCGGTCTGATTGACTGTTATCATTATTATGCTTTACAGACAACTCAACAAAATGTCAGAGTACTGGATTCAGAGATAGAACAAATGATGGAGAGTATAAAAAAAGAATTTGAAAATCCGCAAAAAGAACGGGTCTACAAAATATACGAGACAGACCAGCAACGAAAGAATGACGAAAATAAGATAGTATTACAGGATATCCCGTGGGAAAAAGGCATCATAAGTGCTGGCGAACTCTTACATAGAGAATTGGTGAAACGAAACTCCTTGTTTACTCTAGAAGATGTTCTTGTAAAACTTAGAAAGGTGTGTGAAAATAATATAGATCAAATAAAAAATCAGTTTGACAAAAATGATATACAATTTGTAAAGGAGTTTATCATACGGTATCAGATTATGAAAAATCAGCGCGCTGATGTGCTTGAAACCAAGAAGTCGTTTACTTGGAACGGAAGCGCATGGATTCCTTTGAATGATGAGAGTTGTCTCACCAAAAATTTGGTACGAATCAAGGGCGACTGTCAAGAAGTAAATAAGGATAAGGCATTCAAGGAACGAATCAACGAGATGATCAATAATTTTGAAACGGACAAGTTGAGAGAAAAGGAACTAAAAAAGGTGAAGATAGATGATGAAAGTCATTTGTCTCGTCTTCGTTCGCTTCAATTAAAACATTTAAAAGTTGACATGAAATATCACACAGAAAAATATAATTATAGAACCCTAGAACTACAAAAGGATAACATCCCTCAAGACATATCACCCTATTTAGAGTTGAGAGGTAGAATACTGAAAGAACCCGTCTTAACCAATAAATACAAGGCCCTGCAATTGTTTATAAAAAATTATACAAAAACGGGTGAAGATCCACATTGGTTTTACTGTATTGAATCAAATGTTAAATTACTTCCAACCTTTTTGCTAGAATTATCAGACGCCTTTTTGAAAACAAATACTTATCCCGAGACCCTGCAAATGATTTGCGATCGTCAAGGAGAATTAAGTGACAATTTTGATTACTATGTAGATAAGTACAGCGGTTATCCTATTAAGGCCATTAACTTTGACGATGAGGAGGACTATAACTCGGAAGGGTTCAAAGATGTTTTCCACGAAGTTATAGAGAAGGAGGAAGAATTTGTAGAGGAAAATCCAAAAGACAAAATGGTAAAGAATGCGATCAACGCGCTACTATCCTATAGCGGGGTTTTAATAGAAAAAAAATACACGGATGAGTTGTTTGAATCGGTCACGAAGTCGGTTTCTCTTACGTTAAACACGGGTAAAAGTAAGAATGAAAACAGCATCATTGTTTATTCCGTTATGGCGCACTGTTTCATTTTCATACAGACTTTGGTTGGAGATGTTAAATTTTCAAAACCTTTCCCCAATTGTGTAAAATCTTTTGAAGGATATCCACTTGACGCAGAGGATAAAGTCTATAAGGGTCTTAAATACATGTGTTGCATTGTAAAAGAAATATCGCGTAAAACAGAACCGTGGGAAAGTGTAAAGGGTACAAAGATAGAAGTAATGCTTGAGACATTGGTAAACTATACCAAACAATTTGTATTACCTATAAAAGAAATAAATGATAAATTAATTGCGAAGCGAGAAGTAAAGGTAGTAATAAAGGAACATACAGAAGAATATAACTGGTCTTTATTCTATCCAAGATTAAATGTAATCAAACCCATTCAGGAGGTATCAGAATCTCCTCTTGAAAAAATAATGGCATTGTCTTTTATCATTCAATCTAAAATAAACGCACATATTTCAAAACAGTCTGCAATCCTAACCAATAGTCTTAAACAGCCTTATTTAATTAATACATGTTGTCAAAAGAACAACGATGTCTTTCAATATATGGTTGAGAATGCAAAACTTACAGAGTTAGACGAGGTGTTTGCAGTCAAATATAAGATGGATAAAAAGAATGAAATGCAAAAAATAAATCACATGTACTGTGCAATTCCGACTAAAATGATGCATAGGAATGTCTCGGCTTCCTATGAAGAGTCCGTTATTTATAGAGGTGTTATCCGGTGGTTTATGTTTGATACCGAGTTGGCATTTCCTGAGAAACTTAAAAAATATGGTATTGTGAAGCCGCCAGATTACAATAAAAAGGATAAAATAGCAGAAAAGATCGCAAAGATTAAGAATTTTAAACCGGTGCCAGAAGAGGTTTTTATAGAGATTATAAAGGATATATCACATAAAATAGAGAGAACTATCGTGGAGAAGGTTCATAAGGTTTCTGTAAAGAATCAGATGGATGAATGGATCAAAGATAACAAGGTCAAGGAAGTATACGATTTCTGTGGAGAAGAGACAAATAAAAAAATAATAAATATATTAAGTCAAATACCAAAGGCAGACAAAAAAAGAACAGAAGCATGTCTACGATTCAATACTCTTTTTAGGAATAATAAAAAGAATGATTTTTTACCGGAAAATCTTGAACATTTAAATTTTATGAATCACATCCTATTAAATAAAATTAAATCTTTGTTATTTATCTTCCCAGAAAAGATTAAAAATTCAAAGGCGAATTATACTATTCCCAGACACTGGGATCTAGATAAAAAGCATATTATGGAAATAAAGCAAAACATTTTTAATTATTACAGGACCATTGAGACCTTTCATAAAAACGAGGATCTCCTTTTTAATTTGAATAAACTAAATCAGACGTCGGATTATGATGATTTTAAAAGATGGATTACCTTACCGATTCATAACCAGAAGATGAAAAATGACATTTATTACTATATTTTTGTCTCCATCTTTCAACATTATATTTTATTAAAGTCTCCTAAAATGAATGAATACATAAAGGTAATCATCGCCCACTTTGTCAACGAGGATTCTACGGCACTTAACTTTGACAATCAAAAAATAGAATACATTTCGGATATGGCAAAAAAATCCGAGACACAGATTAAGACCGATGCATTGAAAAACTTATCGCGAGAGGCACGAAAAGCGCAAAACACATTAAAAGAACTCAAATTAGGAGAGTGGAATACAGGGTTGTCAAAAAGCATATTCAAATACGATAAATCATTGTACAATGAAGTATTTGAAGAGGCTAAAAAGATTAGAGAGGGCATGGATCTTGTAGACGAGGATAACTACGGAACTTACGGGCTGGACGATGGAGAAAATATAGAGGGGTTTGATGGAGATGAATATTTTTAAATTAAAAGTATTGTCTATATTTAAATGGATATTAGTCGTCTTGTTATGATTATGTTTGTATATATATTATTATACTCCATCATTGTTATGGTAAGACCATCTTTTATTTACAACAACCAACATGATTACCTGAGACAATTTGGCGTAGGTTACAAAAATACTACCATCCTTCCATTGTGGTTGGTGAGTATATTACTCGCTATTTTTTCTTATTTTATTGTACTCTATTTCATGCATGTCAGATATAATTGTATTTTCATAAATACGTAAACTTAACTATTAAAAATTGTATTATAATCGCCATTTTTAGTAGAACAACCACTATTTAACAATGTATTTGTACTTATTAATACTGTAAGGGATCCAATTAATAAAAACCAAATAAAATACCCTACCGTATCTTTTAGAAGAATATTATCGTGTAATTTGCTGATAAGTTCGGGGGGAGCCTTTGTAAGAAGATTCATTTGAATAAATTTTTCTAGTAGTTTAGAATTATAGTAAGGAATAGGATTATCATCGCTATCTCTAGTAGGAAGTTCAACGCCATCCTTACCTGTAACAATCCTGCCGTTGTCGTCTACTGGTTTGCCTTGTTCATTTAATTTATAGAGAACAAAATCATCAGGAGTCATTTCACTTATCAACATCGTTTTCCCCGTGTATATAGATTCTATGGCTCTTAACAAATCAATATTAGTGCCCGCGGCTGTTACAGCCTTATCTCTTTCTTCGGTTATCATAATTTCATTGATTACATCATCTACTCCAAACATTTGCGCGGCTTTTAGACCGAAAGTATTTGAAAACGCGCGAAGCCAGCCCGGGAAAGCAATAAGTAATCCACAGAAGGACCCGAAAATGATGATCCAGGGCATTAAGGTTGCATACAAAGCAATACCCGCGTTAGCCTCTCCGCAGAAAGAGGGAAGAGAAGATAAATATATATTATTAACGAATTGCAAGATACATGCAAACGAAAAAAATATAAATATCCACATAAATTTATCCTTGGTAAAGTATTTGTATTTAAAAACAAAAAAAAGGAAACAAAATGATACATAATTTACAACAGATGTATTTGCTAAACTACTCAAATCTGACATAATGTATTATAGCGTTATATTTTTTACAATATTATCTGTTGGCTTTTTTATAAAGGAAACCAAGATCCTAATGTAAAAAAGGAAAGAGAACGAAAGAAAAAAGAATACATCATGTCTAAATTACATACTTATCAGAAAATGAAGCAAGAAGTGTATACAAATATACCTATGTAATATATGGATTCTTATTATCGCGATAAAAAACAGAAAGAAGACAAATATAAAAGGACATTGAAAAAGGCTCTTACAAAGGGAGACACGGAAAAAATAAAGTCTTTACGTGCAGACTACTCTTTAAATCCGATTGATAAAGAGAAGGCTAGACATATGAATGAAACGGAATATTTAAGAAATCTAAAGGAGAAAATTGTAAATTTAGAGAAAAAACGCATTGATGTTTATTATGATATTTTTTATGATTTGCAAGACAACATGGAAGAATATGATTCTTATAAAAATGACCTGGATAAACTGAAAAGACTCTATGATACTCAAATGAAAATTAAAACAGAACGCGAAGAAAAAATAAAGGCAAGCCGAGACATTTTAATGAATGAAATAAATGAAAACATTGCCATTTACAAGTTTATGGAGATGAGCGACAAAAAAGAAAGTTATTTAAAAATAAGAGATTTAGGAAAAAGGTTAATGGATAAAAAGATAAATATTATTCCGACGATGGAAGACGGTAAAGTGGTATTTCGCTCTACCATAAACTATGAACCCGTAGTAGATATTAAAATATAATACCATTTTAATGGGAAAATACATTGATATAAGGTACTTTATAGTAAGTTTAGCGATTGGTCTTTTTTATATATACGTCTCAGATGAACATAAACAGGTCATTATAATGTATCCTACACCCGATAATAAAGATCAGTATCAGTATAAGGATAAAACCGACACATGCTTTACCTATGACTTAAACGAGGTCTCTTGTCCAAATGACGTAAATCAATATCACCAGATTAAAATACAAAAATAAACCTCTAATATAATGTTTAATATTAAAAGGTTCTTATCAAGTCGTTCAGGTGTCATTATTATGTCTATCATATTAGGTCTTGGTTTATCAACCTTGTTTAGAATGAGTTGTACTTCTAGAAGTTGTATTGTCTATACTGCACCAGATTTTAGCAAAAAAAAGATTATAAAATACAACAACAAATGTTATAAACCCGAGGAAAAAATGATGACATGTAGTCCTACCAAAAAAACAATTGAGGTATAATTCTATATTTAGAATAGTTGTTTATTTTTATATGGAAAACACGACTAACATCAACGATCTACCTATAGATACGAATCCGCCCAACAGTTATGAATTGCCTGAAAATCAGTTAAGAAATAATCGCGCGATTGATGAAAATGTAGTGATCCAAGAAACAAAAAAGGTTAGGTTTGAGGACCCGTCGCGTCCTACTTCTAAACAAGTACCCTCTGGTCATGAACTAAAAGAAAAGCACAAGATTATTATTTTAGCAATCCTGTTTTTTATCATCTTCAGCGATGTTAAAGTGAAGGCCTATTTGGTTTCCATCTTAGTAGTTATCTTCGGAGATTTTATACGTATTACAGGCGGAGGAATATCAAAGATTGGACTTGTTTTCTATTCCTTGCTTTACGGACTAGCCTTGCTTATCACGGTTACCGTAATTGATGTATCTGCAATCAAGTTAGCCTTTTAACTTTTTATAAAAGAGATGTCATAAATTCATTCATGTCTTTTGTTCCCATACTAGAATTGCAGTTTTGACAAATAGGTTTTAAATTACTTACAATCGTTTTTCCGCCTTTAGATTCGGCGATCACGTGACCACAATGAAAGGATGTTTGTGAAATATCCGTTGATTTGCAACAATAGCATTTGGATTTACCAATATCCTCTCCAATGTTCTTGTTCCAAACCAACTTTTTTATTGCAGACGGAATACTCTTTTTCTTGACAGCGTTTTCAACTTCCTTTATCTTTTGTCTCGGCTTCTTTTCAGTTCCTTCCGTCGGAGATTCCTTTACCTTTTGCCTCGGCTTCTTTTCTTTTGGTTTCAAATCATTCGTTTCATATTCTTTAAGAATGCTTAGGAAAATGGCGTTATAACAAGACCTAATCTTCATCGTGTTTGTTAAGTCTTGATAAGAATTTCCTTTATAGATAGGAGGATACCTAATAAAATTTCTATATTCTACAGGGTATTTTTTTTCAAAGTCTTCAAGTGCGTCCACTAGCATTTTTGAGTACTTTTTATTTTCTCCTTTTATCTCCTTATATTTATGGCCTTGTTGTGCAGCCTCTTCCATGGTAATAGGCGGAGGCATCAAAGGTATGGGTATCACAATTAAATAGGATAGACAGGATACTCTATTTACCACTAATTCTGAGAGGCGTCTAACATCCTCATGTTTTTCATACAGAAGGTA